AGAAGTATAGCATAAAAGAAGAAGTCGAAAATGCCAAAAGAAACTACATAAAAATGTTTAATGACTTGATTCGTGAAGAACTTGTCTCAGAAGACAGGATTGACTGTCTCAACAAGATGTTAGCTATAATACTTTCGTTTGAGGATGAAGAATGATAATCAAAAACAGAACAGTTTGGACTCCCGATAACAGTTATCTCTTAGAATACCACGCTAGGGTTGAATCTGGTGAGATTATCGTAGGGCAAGAGTTGTGGCAAGAACTTGAGAACCTCAAAGAGGACTTCTGCCTAGACTGCTACTACTACGATACTCATGACGCTCTAGTACGCATGAACTTTATGGAAAACTGCGTAAGGCTCACGAAGTCGCCATACTACAACAAGCCTATGGTATTAATGCTATGGCAAAAGGCTTTTATTGAGGCTATATACAGCTTTAAGATGTCCGAAACCACGTTTAATAGGTTCAAAAAAGTAATCTTACTAATTGCTAGAAAGAATACCAAATCGGAAACGTGTTCAGCGTTGGCTTTGAGTGAGTTAATCTGTGGCAATGAGGGAGCAGACATAGTATGTAGTTCCAACGATGATAATCAAGCCAGTATCACTTACGATGCTATTAATACCATGCGTATGCTAATAGACCCCAACGATTTAGATACTAAGAAGAACCAACGTTTTATCATGAACAAGGAAAATGGCTCAAAAATTTTCAAGCTATCCGATAAAACTAGAAACAAAGAGGGTCGAAACATAGACTTTGCTATCGTGGACGAAACTCACGAAATGCAAGACAACGTCATAGGCAAGAGTATCGAGCAATCTCAAAGTCTAAAGGACAACCCACTGTTTATAAACATCACAACAGAGGGATTCGTTAAAGATGGCTATCTCGATGAGGAACTGAAAAAAGCTAGAGCAGTCATAAGTGGCGAAGATACTGGAGTATCTGCACAGAGGCTATTGCCATGGCTCTACACTCAAGATACTGAACAAGAAGTGTGGCAAGACCGCACATCATGGGTAAAAAGCAATCCCACACTAGGAATAGTAAAAAAGTGGGACTACCTTGACGAACAGATAGACGTTGCTAAAAAATCCAAAGCGGATAGAATTTTCGTACTATCTAAGGATTTCAACATCAAACAAAACAGTGTAGCAAGTTGGCTAAACCTTGAGGATTATGAATATCAAGCTGTATACAACCTTGATGACTTCCGTGGTAGCGTGTGCTTAGGTCATGTAGACTTATCGGAAACCACCGACTTGACGTGTGCAAAGATTCTCCTTATGCGACCTAATGACAGCACTAAGTACATTCACACGATGTACTTTATTCCCGAACTGAAACTAGAAAACAGCGATGACTATCACGCTGGTGCTAAGTACAAGGAATGGGCGGAACGTGGTTTACTAACCATCACTGAGGGTAATGACATAGACCTATCAAAGGTTGCAGACTGGTTCTATAGCTTGTATCAAGATTATGGCATTAGGCTTTGGAAGTGTGGCTATGACCAAAGGTTCTCAAAGGATTGGATACACCGCATGGGTGAGTATGGTTGGACTAAGGAAAAAGAGGACTTAATCTTAATCAACCAGTGTGCAGAGGTGCTATCTAACGCTATGAAACTCTGTGAGGCTGACTTTAGACACCAACTCATAAACTACAACGAAAATGAGGTAGATAAGTGGTGCTTAAAAAATGCATCTATCAAACTAAATGACAAGGGTCAATGCCTATGTGTGAAATCCGAAAAGAATAAGCGTATCGATGGAGCAGTAACGCTTATAAGCCTTTATGAGATGTACAGACGTTACCGCACAGACTTTAAGACCATCATAAATAATCAAAGTTAGGGGGTGAGAGTTTGGGACTTTTCGATATTTTCAAACAAAAGTTTAGCAAAAAGACTAAGTATGCTAACACTCTAAACGGCTACACACCAATATTTAGTCAGTTTGGAGATAATATCTACGCTAGTGACGTGGTGCAACAAGCTATCTACTGTATAGTCACAGAGATTAAGAAACTAACACCACAACACGTCAAGAAAACTGGCAGTGATGTAATTCCAGTAAAGTCTAGTATACAAGCCGTTTTAGAAAGTCCAAATTCATTGATGACTAAGTCGGACTTCTTAGAAAAAGTTATGTGGCAGTTATACTTTAACTATAACTCTTTCATAGTTCCCACATACTACACATGGAAAGATTCCAACGGCACAGAAAAGCGTTCTTATACGGGGCTGTATCCTATTCAACCCACGTTTGTGGAATTTATACAAGATGTATCAGATACGTTGTATGTCAAGTTGAGATTCGTCAACAACTACGAAACTACGATACCCTACAAGGACATCATACACATTAGGTCACACTATAGCGTGAATGAGTTCTTAGGCGGTAATAGGCAAGGTCAACCCGACAACTGTGCCTTGCTAAAAACATTACAACTAAATTCCGACTTGCTAAATGGTGTAGCATATGCTATGAAATCCAGTTATGCAATCAATGGCATAGTAAAGTACAACTCTCTAATGGACGGTGGCAAGATGGAGGCTAACCTTAGAGAGTTAGAGAAAAAGCTATCTAAATCCGAAAATGGTTTCTTACCGATAGACTTATCGGCGGAGTTTACGCCACTAGAACGAAAAATCGAACTTGTAGACCCCGATACTCTTGAGTTTATCGATAGCAAGATACTTCGACACTTCGGTGTACCTTTGTGTATCCTTACGGGCGACTACACTAAAGAACAGTACGAGGCATTCTATCAAAAAACTTTAGAGCCTATCATACTGTCACTTGCGGAGGCTTTCACTAAAGTGCTATTTACTGAAAGAGAGTATCAAGTTGGTAATAGGATTCAGTTCCTACCTCGTGATTTAGTCTTTATGACAGTGTCGGAAAAGTTGGAGATGATTAGACTTCTAGGCGATAGCGGAACTATATACGAAAATGAAAAACGCTTAGCGTTCGGCTTAAAACCGCTACAAGAGTTGGAGGGCATTAGAATGCAGTCACTAAACTATGTAAATACAGACATTGCTAACACAGTGCAATCGGGAGGTGCAAACGATGAATAATAAGTTAGAACAGAGAAGTTTCTTCTGCGAGGTTCGTGCCGAACAGAATGACGATAATGGCACATATATTACTGGTAGACCCATAGTATACGATAGTGCTTATGATAATGGCTATTTTATAGAAACTATCCAGCGTGGTGCGTTGAATGAAACAGACCTCAAGGACGTTAGGTTTCTAGTAAACCACGATTTGCGTAAGATTCCATTAGCTAGGTCTAGGCGAAACAACAAGAATAGCACCATGCAACTATCTGTAGATGATGGCGGACTATCCATTAGGGCAAACCTTGACGTTGAACATAACAAGGATGCAGAGGCTCTATACTCTGCTGTTAGCCGTGGAGATATTAGCGGTATGTCCTTTATGTTTTCAATCGATGACGAGGAATGGAGCGACTTGAATACCGACAAGCCTAAGCGAACCATCACAAAGATTGGTACAGTAATTGAGGTATCTGCAGTAACGCTACCAGCGTACGAGGATACTGAAATAAACGTTGCTAGGAATTCACAAGCGTTGGAGAACGCTAAACTTACGTTGGAGAATGTAAGGAAGTCTAGCACAAATTCAGTGGATACTGAACTAGAAATCTTAAAGCTAAAAACACAACTACTCTAGGAGGGTAAAAGAATGAGAAAGAAGATTCTTGAAAAAAGACTATTAAAGTTACAAGGCAAAATTGCCGACTTAAAGGCTAGAGCCTTAGAGTCCAATGACATTAACGAGGTTAGAAGTATTAACTCTAAGATTGAAGAACTCAACGAGGACATCGCAGACGTTCAAGAAGAGTTAGAGGCTATCACAAATGATGGCGAACCTCAAGAGCCACAAAGACAAGCTATTCCACAAGGTGCAGTACTTAGGGGTGGAAACCCTCTTGCAAGTTACGGACAACAAACTGTAGCACCTACACAAACTAGAGAACGAGCATTCTCATCTATGGAATACCGCCAAGCGTTCATGGATTATGTGCAAAAAGGTACACCTATCGCTAAGGACGTAATAGCCCGTGCAGGTGGTGATACTGGTACTACTCTAGTGGATGAGTTAGGTGCAATCGTTCCAATCACCATTATGGATGAGTTTATCAAGAAAGTTTCTAAAGTGTATGGTCAAGTATACGCTAAGGTTAGAAAACTAAACATCAAGGGTGGTGTTAAGTTCCCTATTTCCGACCTAAACGCTGAATTTAGATGGATTACTGAAACTACAGTATCCCCAAACCAAAAGGCTGGAGATATTAAGGAATATATTGAGTTTTCCGCTAACATTGGTGAAATTCGTGTAGCAGTTAGCCTACTTGCCGAAGTCATGA